GTCCTTGAGGCGGTCGTTCATAATGTCCCGCACCGCATTGACGGTGGCTAGGCGCACGTAGGTAGCGGCTGCGCCGGTAATGACGGAGACCGCAGTAACAATTGCGGCGACTTCGGCCCAGGAGATGGAGATCACGGTTCTGGCTCTTCCGGTTCCGGCTTCAGGGGTTCGACAATCGGATAGCCCTCCTCATCCGTCCAGTCCGTCTCCATGATGTGCGTGTCTTTCCGATTCGCCACGACCATCCACGCCACGGTGTCGTCGCATACTTCCTCGCAATCAATGGTCAAGGTGCTTCCGGTGACAGAACCACGCACATGGTGCCACCCGGTTTCATTGCTGGTGAAGCATTGCTCGTCGCGGCAGAGCAGCACCCAGGTGCCGGTGGTCATCCCAGCCGCGTCATCCAAATCGACATCGGCAGTGCCGTCCACTAACGCAATCGTCCCACGATAAATGAGCAACGTTTCTGGCGACTCAGCAAAGCTGTGTACCAGTCGGTGCGTGTCGGCCTTACTCGGCAGTGGGTGCTGGATATTGAAACTGCCTGACCCCTTACTCAGCGAACCTGAGACGGCTACGTTGAAGTAGAAGGTAGTGGCAGTTTCATTTACTGACATATACCGAACGTCCATCGTGTTGTCGTTGCCGTTAGATCCTTGTAAATCAAATGTGCCCCACGCATATGCGGCAGTCCCGAAAGAAAACGCGCGACTCGTACCCTGGCCAGGGTACGTCGCAAACATCAGTTGGTTTCCATTGCTGGCAGCTTGTTGATTGAGCGTTAAAGATGATCCAGTCGTTGATGTTCCAGCAATCGTCACACCACCGCCATTGGGATTCAGGAGGATCGGATATGCATAGCTCGTCGCCAAGTTCCCGCGATTACGACTTTGTATCCAACTGGTATTCGTTGCTGAGTCCGCACCAATATCCATCACCGTGTTGTTCGAGCCGGTATTACCGATCCGTAGCCCGGTGTTGCTGGCGGTGTCGCCAGACGTTAGCGGTTGTGCTCCTGTGCCGTGTGCGATGTCCAGCGCCGCACCAGGTGTTGAGGTTGCGATGCCAATGCGATCTTCGCTGCCGTCAAGAAAGAACATGTTGGCTTCGTCATCAGCCTCGATGCGAAAGTCGACAGCCGCTCCCGAATCGTTGAAAACTTGTGCGCCGTCTGGATTGAACGATGACGGCGTCGCCCACTGCAACGTCCCATCGACGTTATTGATCGTGAGCGCCTGATCGACCGAGCCAATGGCCGCAGGAAGCGTGAGGGTATACGAGCCACTGACCGTGGCTGGTGCGTCGAGCCCCACATACTGCCCACCGGTATTATCCTGGAGGCGTAAATCACCCTCTCCGGTCACATCCACCTGCGTGAACGTCCCAGCCGCCGCCGTCGAGCCGCCGATGACGCTGTTATTGACCGTGCCACCGCTGATGGTGAGCGCGTCAGCCACATAGGTATCCGCGACGGCAGTTCCCTGCCAGGTGCCAGTGCCAACCGTGCCCAGCGTGGTAATCGACGTTTGTCCGATATAGGTCGAGGCAATCGTGACCGCATCGGCCGAGACCGTCACCTTGTCAGCGGTGCCAATGACATTGAGCGTGACATCCCCAGCCGTGCCCCCACCGGTCATGCCTGCGCCAGCCACCACCGAGGTGATATCGCCGCTGTCGGGCGTGGCCCACTGGAGAGTCCCGTCTGTATTGCTGATAGACAGCACTTGATCCACGGCCCCAATCGCAGCCGGGAACGTCAGGGTATAGGAGCCAGACACAGCCGAGGGCGCATCGAGGCCCACATATTCCCCGCCGGTGTTGTCCTGCAACCGGAGGTCGCCTTCAGCGGTGACATCGACCTGGCCGACCGTCACAGCCGTAAAGGTTGGACTGTCACCCGTGCCGACGCCAATGCTGGTTCGGAGGGTCGCGCCACTTTCGGCAACGGGATCAGTCGCCCCATCTCCGACAATCATCTCGCCATCAGCCAGCACAGCCATCGCTTCGATATTGCCAGTGCCTTGGCCAAGCAACACCCCACCATCGGTCAATGTGGACACGCCGGTTCCGCCGTAGGCGACCCCCACATCTGTGCCCTGCCAGACACCAGTGGCAATCGTGCCAACAGCAGTCAGGCTTGAGGTGACGACGTTCGACGCGAGGGTGGTGCCGGTGATATTGGCCGCCGCGAGGTAATACGTCCCCTCCTGCCCGTCCAGCTTGTCGGCATCTAGATAGGTGACGACTGCCGCGCCCGAGATACAGGCAAACGGCGCATTGGTGGACCGGCTGAAGGTATGCAGCCCCGTGATGGTATAGGCGTTCTCTTCGGTGACAACCGTATTGCCGGAGAGATCCGCATCGGTATTGGCAACTTGAATATCAGCCATTTACACCTCGATATAAACCAGCACCCCATCCACCGACTGCGCCCCGCCCAGTTCCATATTGAGCAGTGTGGCAGCCGCTGTCTCAAACCATCCAACAGGGTTAAAGGGCAGCGTAATGGTCTGGCCAGCCGTTGGCCCCATCTGCCCAGTCAATGCAGTGCCTCCAGCCCCACTCTCAAACCGAATCGTGACGGCAGTGCCAGTCATGGTAGCTGAGAGGGCCAGCACCCGAATCTTCTTGCCCGTCACCGCAGCGACCAGGGTGTTGTCTCCACTCGATGCCCCGTCAATCTTGGCTCGCTTGACGAGTTGGTCACTCCAGGTGTCTTGAAAGCTCTGTTGTGCTAGCTGCATCCTCGGCTCCTATGTTGTATGGATATAGCGATAGTCATACCCAGGAGGCCGGTCTCGATTAAAGCGGCTCAATGCCTGGATGGTGGGCCCAAAGACACGCCCGCTCACGTCGGTCACTTCAGCGTTGTCGTCATCCTTGCCGACACGCAGCAACTTCACCGCGAAGGTGGCGAGCGGCATGAGGGCAATGTCAGGGTAGGCTACGGTGCCTGACGCTGTGATATCCGACGCTGGGACGAACCCGTAGTAGCGAATGGTATGGGTGTCGTTTGGGAGCGGGTCCCAGTAGATAAGCGACCCGTTGGTCCAATAACGCAGCGGCTTCCCGGTAGTGGAAGCACTGAGCTGGAAGACCGTATCAATGCGTGACTGGTAGTAGTCCCCTGTATAGCCAACGCGATCGAGGTCCCAGGCAGGGCGGCTCGTTGTGGGGTCGATGTATTGGAGACGGTCGAGGCGGAGCAGCGTCGAGGGATAGGTCGTGGTCTCTGTATCCGCTGCTGTGGTGACAGTGCCGACCGTGGACCCGAGGATATTGGGTTCCAGTGCCAGGATGGACTCGAAGTGATCCTGCGAGGCGTTGAGGGCAGTCAACCCTCGCGTAACGCCGGTCTCACCCGACTGCAACTGCAATCCCCGGTCCATGACCTCCATGAGATCAAGGAGGGTCTGTCCTGTAGCCATTTAGTCTCCCGCATGGTGGTTGACGAACTTGCTTCCTGACGAGGGACCGCACATGCTGACTTGAATCCTGGTATGGTCCCAACGGTCAGCCCCCACATCCGCCACCTCCTGCTCACGGGCGGCCTCACGGCTCGCAGCTTCGCGTTGTGATTCTCCTTCAACTCGTGCCCAATAGGCTTTTCCCGACCCCCATTTGAATCCGCTCTGTTCATACACAGCAGCCAGCACGCGGGTGTCGAGTCCGACGTAGGCGTGCTGCGAGTCCTCGACTACGAACAACAGCATCCAGCCTGGGCAGAGGTGGTGCTGAATCCGTGGACGCTTATACCAGACGAGCCACCGCTCCTTGAGGGGGTGCCAGGTGACGTCGAGGTCAGGATGGATACTGCGAAGGTCGTGACGGAACGCGGCAGGGCCAAACTGGACCCCAAAGCGGTTGGGGTGCCAGAAGTGTGTGCTGGTCTCAATAGCGGGAGGTGCGGGTGTCACCACCGGCACTGCTATAGATTGGCCACTGTCCCGTTGCTGCAACATAAGTCATTTATCCGAACACTTTCAACCCAAATTCCCGCACGCGCTCGTCTTTCGAGGAGCGGCAATGTTTGGCCATCCGGGCTCGCGCCATGTTCTGGGACTGCCGGGAGTCAGGGTTGAAGTTGGTGGCCCAGCTATCCACTGGGCATTGCATGAAGCCCTTCTCGACATCGAGGACGCACTCGGTGGGCAGCGGTTCAGGTTCACGCATCCAGGGTGGGACAAAGGTCTCACCTTCGTTGCCGTGGAGTGGGACCGCGAACCGGTGACGCTTCCCGTTCTCATCGAGATAGGACACAATTTTCGCGGAGTCGGAGCCGATGCCCCCACGATGGGGCCGTCCCTTCCCGTCCCAGGCATGGAGCGTTGGCCAACGCGGAGCACCGCGCTTGTTGAGGTCGCGCCACTTTTCCCACTCATGGAGGAAGACCCGGATAGCCGTCTGGATGACGCGCACCCCGACCCAGTCCTTATCTCGATGCTTCTTGAGTTCATCGAGTTCGTAGACTTTGCCAAGGACGTCGCGGACCGCTGCGGCAGAGACCCCGGTTGGCAGAGCTTCCTGCAACGCCACCACAGGGGATTCCCCCAGGTGTTTGAGGAAGAACTGGTTTTCTGCCAACGAATAATCCACCGGGTCAAACGTCTCCATAAAGCTCCTTAGTAGGTCGTGTTAGTGCGTATTGGATTCAGTACGATATGCACAGCCCCCTCATACGCCGAGATCGTGCCGGTGAAGTTCAAGGAGATTTGCTCCCCCTTGTCCATCTTCCGGTTGGCCAGCGTCGAGGTCAACGTCGCCTGCACAGGGGTGTTAGCGGTACTGTCCAGGGCAAACGTGGAACTCAGGGACGTGGTCAAGCTGGCTGGGGCTGTGCCAGACGCAGCAATGCCCACATCGAGCGTGCTACTGCTCGCCCCGGCAATACTGTGCGTTTCTCGCACATCCAGGATTTCGTAGTCCTGGTCCGCGACAAAAATCTGACAGTCGGCAGCTTCTCCCGCTGAAATGGTATAGGGGATATGCACGGCAGCTAATCGGGCAATGGCTTTGATTCCCATGACGTCTCCTGGCGAAGTGACGGGGGAGAGGCTGTCCCCTCCCCCCACCTACTCAGTTTACGATTCCGCAACGTCCTCAATCTTCGCCCCGGCAGCCGGGTTGTCGGACAGCAGTTCACCCTGCCAGTACCACGCCACCTCGAAGGTGGTGTTGGAAGTCTGACGGAAGAACGGTGTGCCGTCGAAGATTTCAGAGACCGGGCGGGGCACGGCATTCTCACCGTGACCGATGTAGAAATGCTTGGTGTCCAGCCCGATGATGGTGTTGGCTGCGAAGTAGGGGTCCACATGCCAGGTGTTTCCAGAGAACCGGTAGATGGTCTTGCCATCGCCGCCCTCTTTGCCCTTTTGCTGTGCGCCCCCGGACCGCCCTACGCCTGCCCCACTGTCCAACATCGACGGTTTCCCCATCGAGAAGAACACGTCTTCTTTCAGGAGTTCGTGATACCGCCGCACGATGGCCAGGTTGGAGATGTAGGAGTTGAGAGAGCCACCACCCTTTTCGCGCACGGAGTCCTCAAGTTGCATGATGAGGTCTTCGGTGAGCGCCCGGTTGGTGCCACTGTTGCTCAACACCACTGACTCCCAAAATTCGTTGCCAGCGGTGCTGCGATTGATACTCCCAAAATTCCCTTTGGGGGCTGGTGGATTGCCGTCATCGATAATCCCCAACAGCCCATTGGTGTGATAGGAGTAGCCGGTAGCGACGGTGTCTTGCACCACCATGTAGTCAAGTGCCGCAGAACCACTCAGGGCTCCACTCAACGTCACTGTGCGGTTCGGGACGTCCACGGCGTTGACCGTGAGCGAGTTCCCGACCTTGGCGTTGTTGTCCGACGCATCCATGACGTCGACCACCATCCCGATGTCCACCCCTGGGAGGGCGTTCACCGTGACCGTAGCCTGATCATCGGCGGCGGGCAGTACGGCGAGTTTCCCGAGTCCGTCGGACAAAAGGTCGCCGTTAATGAGTTTCAGGACCCGCCGCCTGAACCCTTGTTCCATCATCTTCAAGGCCGTCTGGAACGCGAATTTCGAGTTCCGGGCATCCTGGAGGAGCTTCCACGACATGTTATACAGCCCCGCAAATTCTGTGAGGCTGAATGACGCTTCGGTCGTGTCGGGGTCTAGGTTGGACGGCAATGCACCGCCTTCACTCAACCCTGTCCACGCTCCGGGATTCTTGGTCATGATGGGCATAATGAACTGCCCACGACCACCCAACGGCTTCTTGAGCTTCTGGAACATGTTCCAGGTGACGATTTCCTGATTCACCAGATACAACACCTGATCTACACCATAGGTGTATTTCAGGGCTTCGATGACATCAGTGGTACTCGCCATATCTCGCTCCTTGGCAAAGGAGGTTACTCAGCCGGAGATCCAGGGTTAATCATCGGCCAGAGCTCATCAGCTCGCTGCTGTGGGGTTTTATAGCCGCCTGTCTTCCCTTTGACCGGTGACATCTCCCCACCTTTTGACGGGAAGGGAGAGGTTTTGGCTTTCTGGGCGGTCTGGCGGTCCATATCACGGATTCCCTTACGGATGGCATCGAGTCGTCCTCGCACCATATCGGAATAGGAGTTATTCAGATCCGCGCCTTCGTGTGAGTAATACACGTCACGCAGATATTCATTGGCCCATTCCTCGTCTGGGAGTCCGTGCTCCTCACGGGCTTTGAGGAACCGTGATTCAAGCTCTGATTCGACTTGCTTCCCCTGTTGCTGACCAAGACTATCTTTCAGGGTTTTGTATTCCTGATACATATGGGTGAGTGCTTTGTCCCGTTGCTGGAGAGCAGTATTGAGCGGGGCGATGCCTTCGCCCATAATGCGCTCCACCAGCGCCGCTGCCGTAGGACCGTCCAGGTAGGACATGCCACGCAACTGCTCGACCATATTGGTCTGGGCCTGTTGTTGTGGGGTCTGCCCTTGGCCTTTGACAGCCATTTGCTGCTGATGTTGCAGTTGCTGGGCGTACTGCTGCATCTGCTGCTGTTGGGCCTGGGCCTGGGTTGTCCATTGGTCTCGGTGCTGCTCCCATTGCTTGCGTTCGTCTGCCAGCGACTGGGATTTTCGGGTGAACTCAGCCTGTGCGTCTTTGGGCCAGCTCGCGGAAGAGGTTTCCTCCGTGTCAGCAAGCGGGGCCTCTGGGGCCTCGATATCCTCGCTGACGGATTCTAGTTCGTCTGCCATTTATGCCTCACTGAGTGGTCTGCGAGTGCTGGGGTGTGTGTTCCCCTGCCGAGGAGTACACCCAAACGTGTTCGCGGTCCGTGTTCATACACGGCATTTAAGTGAGTATAGATATGGGGTGGGGATGATGTCAAGGCGCTAGTGTTTTTTCTTGCGACGTCGCACATCGGCCTTGGAAAAGGCGATGGCCTGCGCTTGCTTGCGTCCCCCGGGGAACTTTTTGGGGTCGGCCTTGCGTTCGCGCTCCATCATAGCCATTTTTTCAGCGAGGACAGCTTTTTTGGGACGTTTAACATCATGGGGCATGGGTGGATCTCCAGCCGTCTTGAATCCCGGCGGCCATTTTCCAGGGGGAAACTCGCGCAAAAATGGGGTTTCCGCGAGATAGTCCTCTCGTGTCATGCCCGGACGCACGCCACCCGGTCGATGTGGCGCACCTGGGGATTTTTTCAGGAGGTGCTTAGCCGCCTTGCCCAGCACTCTCCCGAGTGCCATTACCGGGGGCCTCGCTGCGATTGTTGCATCATGGCCTTGGCGAGCATGTCTGGGGCCTCTGGGGCGACTTCAGCCGCTGCTTTGGCTGAGTCCATGGCCATGTCAATCGCTTCGGCGGCAGCCTTCGCTGCTGCTTGCTGGGCGGCCTGCGCCACAGCCCCCTGGACCTGGGCGTTATCGGCCCCCTGCTGACGGCGTTCCGACGCCTCCACCAAGATTTGGCGACACCGATTCCAGAATTCCACAAATCCTTGCTGCACCTCCTGTGATGCGCCCAGAAACTCGGTGGTGGCCATTTCGGCCTCAAATTCGTCCATGACCACCCGGAGGTTCCAGAATGGCATTGGAATATGGGGCGGGAGCGCCTGGCCTTCCCACAACCGCTCCACGAGCGACATGGCCAACTTACGGTATTGCGAGGCACTGTCTTCCCGCGCCGTGTCGCCCATGTTTAAATCAGAGGCGATTTTCTCCTTATCAATCTTCCCGGTGCGTTCATCGATGTAGAGAATGCTCAGGGGGGATTGGAGATGTTCCCGAATCCGGGCTTCCCGGAGGGCGCGAAGTTCAGGAATCAGGCTCCCCCGCTCCACCGTGACGTTGTATTCCGTCCCCGATCGGAGGATTTCCGAGGTCTGGAAGATAAAGACCTCGTCTTTCATATTCTTGTCGGTGTAATGCAGGGTGCGGAAGGCGGGGTAGAACTCCTTGACCCGGTTAATCCGCATCTGCTTGACTGCCGAGGTCTGATGGCCGATGTGCTGGTAGAGATTCCCCCACTGGGTGTCGATGATTTCCTGCAACATCGGGACGGCCATGGGGCCGCGTAGCTGACCAGGGAATTTTTGCTCGGAAAAGAGGTCCACGCCCCCAGCAATCTCGCGCATGAGCTTGATGGTGAGGTCGATGGACTGCATGAACCATGTCGGGAGTTCAGGCGGGTCGCGCCGCTGGACCATCTTGACCCCGGTTTCACTGAGGCCGTTTTCGATGGGCGCGGGATAGTCGACCGGGATGTCTTCGCGTTTCAGGGGCGGTCCCAGGAGTTCGTCGCCGTAAATCGAGGCATTGGCCTGCTCCCCCAACTGCGACAGCCGCTTGTTGAGGAAGCGTTGTGGCGCAATCAGGTCGGAGATGTAGTCGGCGTTCCAGAAACTGGTCGTGGTGGGAGACCAGTGGAAATCGACCAGCGGAATGTCCATGTAGGGGTTGTCGCCGTCGTGGAGAATCTGTTCACCCGGGACGAAGGCGGAATATTTCCCATGGGGGTTCTTTTCGGAACAGGGCATGTAGCGTTCCACCACCACGGCCAAATCGGGGTCATTCTGGTCCCGACTGCCCTGAATTCGGGGAATCAGGTCCTGGAGATGCACCGAACCCGTGGGGTCGCCAAATTGGCGAATATCGGTGCTGAGAATCCGCACTTCCTGTGAATCCTTGATATTTTCAACGGTGTCGTCACTGACGTCGTAATTCGCTTGAATCCAGCCCAATGTGCGAATTTTGGCAATATAAACCGCTTGGTCGGGGGAGAGGTCGGCCACGGACCGCACCGAGGCGTCAATAAAAACCTGGAGAGGGCTAATGACTTCGCTGCCGACATCCCCGGCCAAGACCATCTCCTCCACGACCTGAAACGACTCCTTGGGGGCCCCTTGGGCCAGGAGTTCCTGCCGTTTAGATTCTGGGACAATGGAATCGTCTTGCAAATGCGTCCAGAGCAATTCTCCCGTTTCTTCGTCAAACTGTGGGAGCGGCTCCATCGTGGCGTCCTTGACCCACGGCACGTATTCAAACGCGACCCCACCCACGGCCATCCACCACAGCACTTCCCAAGTGCGGGAGGGTTGGTCGAGCTTTTCATCGAGGGCGCGAATGAGCTTGTCGATGACCTCAGCCTGCGCGAGCGACTTGGGGTCCATCTTGTCGGCGCGGGCCTTGAATACTGGGGCCACGCTGCTCAAGCGCCCCATCATTTTGTAGAGCAACTGGGAGGCGATATTGAAGACCAGGTGGAGCTTGTTCGGGTCCCGTCGGCGGGTGAAGAGGACCCGGTTCTGCGTCCCAATCCAATGCTCCCCCGAGACGAAGGACAGGTTGGTCAGGATGCGTAATTCCACGGACCCGACCCGACGCGCCTTCTGCGCCCGGAGTCGGTTGTAGTCTGTGGTGTACTCATCGAGATTTTTGTCTTCGGGCATTTACTGCGCTCCCAGGTGTGCGTCGGGTAGCTCACCCAATACATGCGCGTCCTCCATGCCCTGCGGCACCACGGATTCAGCCGTGAGGGACGTCTTCGGGGTCTGGCTTTCCAGCGTCTCTACCCTGTCGCGCAAACTCTGAAGGGTTGCTTGGAGGTGCTGGCATTGGAGGTGTAGGGGGTCCTGGTTGGGGACCTTCAGCCATCTTTGCAATCGCTGCTGCATCCACTTCACGTCGCACCGCCTCGCCAAAAAGAGAATCCATCGACCGAGAATCCACTTCCCCGGTCTTGTTGTTCGTGCGTGTCAAGGCCAGGGTGTGCATGATGAAGTTGATTTTGGCCTCCACTGCCTGTATGCGCTGCTCCATCTCGGCTCGTTTCACTACTGCTCTCCCAGGTGGCTATCCACCGGTTCCCGTTTTTTCCGTCGTCGTGTGGGGTTCCCCATCCATTGCACACTCCCTGATGGGGGCTGAAAGGTGCGGGGTGGTCGTGTGGCTTCACCGCGTGGATGTCGGGACAGGACGTGTTCCAGGCTATCCAGGGTGTGGTCGTTGACCTTGAGGCGCTCCAATTTCCCGGCGGCTGTGGCCTGGTCGGGCCACACGGCGCTTTCGAGTTCGTAGGGGAGAATCTTGAGCCAGGGTGCAAGCCAGATATGATTGTGCTGAAAATATTGCCGTGCCGCTTCCGTCCTGACCTCGCGGCCCCGTTTGTTGGCGAGGAGATGGACGTCATGGTGCATGAGTTCGGTCTTGAATTGGCTATTTGAGTCCACCCACGCCACGGGGCGCGTTTCCCACAACGCCGCCATGCGCCGAATACCGTTGGCCCAGGTGACGATAGAGGACGTCGGGTCGAGTTCGGTGGTGTTGGCGACATAGTTGTAATTCGTGAGTTCGTCCAACACAAAGGCGTTATGCTCCGGGTCGATGGCTACCACGACGGCAGAGCAGTATGTGCCAGTATCTGCGCCGATTTCAATGCGCCAGTCCGACGGCAGCTTGAAGTTCGCCTTCGAGGGCTCGCCTTCTGGATTATGCCACAAGGTGGGGTGTGATCGTAGCGTGATTTGGCAGTCGCCGCGCTGATAATTATAGACACGCCCAACGTAGTCCCCGAGTTTGCCCAGATAGGCGATGGAGAATTTCTCCCGGGTCAGGAGGTGTTTGTCCCGGTTCATGGCCGCCTGGTCGAAGCTGTAGGGGTTGACCGTCGCGGGGATGCCGCATTTACAGACCCATTCCGGGAAATCAGGGTGTCCGTGGCCATTGTCGTGAAACACCCCGACCCAGGGCCTGTCGGGGGTGGTGGGAAAGACGGCATAGCCCTTCCGCACGCGCAAATTCTGGGAAATGGTGGTAAAACACTCAATCCCGGGGAGTTGGTAGGCTTCGCAGTAGATATAGGCGTCGACTTCCTTCCCCTTCAGCGATTCCGACCGTTCCCAACTCCGGGCCTCGAATCGCGCCCCATTGTCCATCTCCAACCACAGCCGTCCGTCCTTGGGGCGGTTCTGGAGCGATTTATACCGCTGATTCAGCCCCCGCTCCGAACATAACGCCTCCAGGATGTAGTCGAACTCCGGCGTGGTCATGTCGTATTCGTTGCCGACCAGATAGACCAACGCGCCAGGGACGGCAGCAAACGCAGCCCCCCAGAGTCCGGCTCCAGCAGATTTGCCCGACTTGTAGGCCCCCAATTCTGCCACCACCCTGGCCCGCCCCTTGCTGCGCGGGCGCAGCAAGCGCCGTTCCAGTCCCCCGGTGGGCAGTCGTACGACCGTGGCGCGATCGTCGGGGTTGTCGGTGAGGATATCGGTCAGGTCATAGCCATCGGTGGTTGCCCACCAGGCGGCCTGGTGTTCGAAGGGCACAAAGTCGATTTCCTTGCATAAGAAGGCCCGAAACTCCGACATCAGGCGGTCGCGCAAGGGGGGTTGGACGGTAGTGGTGGCCATTTAGCTCACGGTGCCCGCATGCTCGTATTTGGAGAGCATGTCGTGGTAAAACCGGGCCAACGGTGACTCCTGCCCCGCCATTCCGGCGACTTTGGTCTCCAGTGCGATGCGGCAGGTGTCGGCCTTGAGTTTATCGTTGCCGGTCATATCGGTGTAGTTGGCCGTCCAGAGGAAATAGGCCATTTCGTTGTAGTGCTTGTTCAACGCCACCTTCATCCGCACGGCGTCGTCCATTTCGTGCCATTTTTCTCCACCCGTATAGCGTTGAATCGCGGCGAGGACGTCTTCCTGCGCTGGCCAATCCTGCTGTGCCGCCAGCCGCTGGGCATCGGAGGCTTTGGCGTCGAGGAAGTAGTCGACAGCATCCACCACGGGTGCCCCGGACAGGAGAATCAGGGCAAATTGCTCAGCCTGCCCTGGGTGTAATTTAGTCATCCGTCTCTCCCACCCCAATCATGGGCCCTGGAGGCACCACACCCTCAGTCGCCCCCGGCATCTTCCCCGCAGGAAAGGTGATATACACTTTACACCCACACGCCTCCGCAAAGCGCAAAAACCACTTCAAGGTGCTCGTCCCCCCGGTGCCACGTTTGCGGTAGAAATACTGATTCACCGAGGCTGGGGCCACGCCCAATTTCGCCGCCAACATCCGGGTGGTCAGCAACGACCGCTGCCGCATGGTGGTCAGCAACGCCCCGAATGTCTTGGGGTCCGCCGCGACGGCGAAACTCACCCCTTGCCGTTCTACCGTCTCCACCGTCCGCGTCTGCCGTGTCGGTCCAAGTGTGCTCATGTGTCCCTCCATGTTTATACTCTACACTACGACCCCATGGTCAGTCAAGCTATTCTTTGGGGCGATCAATAGTGTAGAAAGGTAATACCTCGTCTCTGCGGGAGCGTTTAACCCCCACCCCTACCGGCCCCCTGGGCGACTTTGCCAACGTCGGTGAGAGACGCGATCAGTGCTGGCTATATATATGGTCATGAGGTAGAGTAATGCCGCTGTCCGCGCTTGGGGTGCGGAGCAACCAGAGGAGGGTCGAATGGCGACAATAACAGCGTTGCATTTGGGCACAGCGGTAGCGAGGAGGTCCGCGAATGCTGAGGCAGCAGCTACCGCGAGGGAGGTATGGCGAGCCGCAGAGGATGCAGTAGCAGACTGCGACAGAACCACGGAGTCCGCTATCACGGCGCTGGAGCAGGCTCAGCGGAGGCTGGATCGGGCAGGTCGCGTGGTGGCAGGCTTGCAAAAGGAGCGGGCGCGGCTGGACCAAGTACGCGTCGATTCGTTGCTAGCCTGGTCTGGCCACAAAGACAAGCAGACTCACGCGCAGGTCACGCCACTACTAGATCAGCAAGCCAACCTATGGCCAATCGAGCAAGCGCCGGTCGCGCCAGGAGCCTACAAACTATGACGCCCACTAGCCTAGCAATCCTGATCGATACGCTGGCAGAGCTAGACGCCATGGGACAAGGTGAGAGTCCAGCAGCTAAAGCACTTAGACACTACCTCAAAGGAGCCAGCAATGCCTGATATCTGGATATCTTCAGGGATGGGCGTATTCTGCTTAGTCGTCATTGTCGGGGGTCTCGTGCAACTCCTGATTGCCTTGGTAGGGGGTGGCAAGTGACAAAGAAAGATTTTATCCAGTGGGCGTCGGTACTCAGTCGCTTCCAGATACAGATGAATAAGTGCCGAGATGACGCGCCAGATCGGCAGCGAGTCTATGACTGGTGGGCAGAGGAGATCGTGGACATTTTGCGGGGCAGCAATCCTAGATTCGACGCGCAACGATTCCAAGACTTCATCGACGTTAGTGTTGAGCGCATCGAGAGCGGACGGCAATAGCAGCCAGTAAGGGACTGGCATAGGGGTCTGGGCTTGAGCCTAGGCCCTTTTTTTTCGGTCTAGGTATGACTGGGAAGCGTATAATCTACGGATTGACCACATTTAGGGGAGGAGCCGAGCATGAGTGACGAGCGGACAGTTGAGACTACCGTGGCAGAGGCCGAGCATGATCCACGCTGGACGGCGTACGACAGGAGCATTTTCGACCTGCTAGATGCGGCTGCGGACCAGAGGCCAGATGGGCGACTGATCCCACGGGGCGAGCATGGGCTAGGCGTCATAGGCTTATGCGGACCCACGCAATGCGGGAAAAGCACGCTGATCCGACACTGGGCCGAGGAGCGTCATGGCTGGCCACTGGTAACTAGCTTTATTGGCTGTGACGACAGTACTGATATTTCTGGCTTCCCAGTGCGATCCAAGAATAGTGACGGCCATGCGACACTGGAATTTACCAATCCAAGCATTATCCCAGTCGAGTATCTCAAACCTGAGATGGCGGGAAAGTGGGTGCTTTTTTTGGACGAGTTGGAAAAAGCTGATCAGGCCACGCTATCACCGATCCTCAGCCTACTGGCAGAGCGTCGACTGAGGCACCTGACCGTCAGGCCAGCAGCCGTGGTGGTTGCTATGAACCCACCACAACGCCCCATACATCCGGCGGTCCTAGCGCGGATATTGCTGGTGGAGTTTCCTGGGAAGGACTACCCCATTCTCGAACGGGCCGACCTCCGGCCCATGGCACGATATTTCGCGGGGATCAACTTCGCGGATACATGCGACTCCTGGCCAGAGCGCCGGACGCACTACGGCAGTGCCCATCGGATCACCAAGTGGGCAAGAACACGGAAAATCTTCTGGAACAACCCCACAGTGATGGACCTTGTGTTAGATGGCTCACTGACAGCAGCGGACGCTGACCACATGCGGGCATTGTTCCGGGACGTTCCACAACAGCCCGCACTGGAGTGGGCACGGACGTCGACCCCGACTGAGGTAGCTGCTGGGATTCTCTATTATCTTATTGCGTCAGATGCGCCAGTCGCTCTCCGACTCCAAGAGATACTCGCCCGACGGGCCGCTGAGGATCTGACTGGCGAGTTGAGTCTAGTCCTTGACGCGTTCTATGGGAGCCGAAAACCTGTGTCTCCGCTCGCGGCACTAGAGCCGCATGATGGAGAGGCCAAGTTGGTACGTGACCAGCGGGTGAAGACTGGTGCAACGTTCTTGCTGAAGAAATATGAAACGGCTAGCCGTAAGGCCGCGAAAGAGAGACTCAAGAATGCCCAAACAAGTGAGACTTAAGCCACTGAGCCGAGGGACAGCCGCGTTCGTAGCAGCTATCGACGAAGTGAAAATCGTACCCCTGAATACCTGTGCCTGTGCAGTTATTGACGGTCGGGTGTTCTTCCTGGCTGGCAATGCGTACATGAACATTCCGGTCTATGACGATGACGACCCACGGCAGGAAGGAGCCGATCAGGATAGAGAACTGTTGCTCAAGCATGAGGCTACGCACCTGGCACTCAGGCACATTGACCGAGCCGAGGACAGAGACCATGCACAGTTTAATCGGGTGTGCGACTGTGCGATCCACTACCACTGGACTCCGGAAATGATAGCGACGATTGATAGATTGATAGACGGTGAAGCGTGCACATATGCTCGAATGCACCTTGACCCACTACCACCCGAACTTGCTTATGCTCAACTGTGTGACGGGTCTGAGTTCGAGCCGGAAGGACTACCACCGCCGGGTAAAGGGCGTGGACCAGAAGGTCAACCGGGCCGTGACGGCGAAGTGCAAGAGGGCCACGCGAATGAGGGTGGCATGGGCGAGCCAATGGGGCCAACGCTACCACCCAAACCCAGCGAGGATCTCTCAACCTGCAATCGCCCGACCCCGGAAGAACTACAGGACGCATACGGGGAACAGCCAGCAGGATCAGACCCAATTCAGGATGCTGAGAACCAAGCCAAAACGGATCAGCTACAGCGCGACGTACTCGACGGCATGAAACGGGATAAAGCGGACGGTGACTGCACGATTCCAGAGCTGGAGCATATCGGCTGCGATCATGGTGGGGCCGAGGGCACAGGAGTCGGTCGGAGTGAGACGCATACAGGCACGGCAGTGCCAGCGTGGGTCGGCGAACTGCTCAATCGCCTAGAGCAATCATGCGCGAAGACCGAACGGGGGCATACGTGGAAACGCGAGCATCGGGAAATAGACCTGCTGCCCGGGCGGGGGCGAACCCACGGCATGAAGGCGACGATCATGATCGACGCCAGTGGCTCAATTGACAGTAAAGCCATGCGGCA